ACACAACTGATAGTAGTTTTGAAGGATATGACGGAACAGCATGGGGTGCTATTGGCGGCGGTGGAACATTAAACATCGCCGGCGATAGTGGTACTGATGCTATTGATGTTGAAAATGATACATTTACAATTATAGGCGGCACTGGACTAACCAGTACAGTAACTAATAATCAAGTTGCTATTGCATTAGACAATACCGCTGTTACTCCGGGTGCGTATGGTAGTACAACTGCTATTCCTGTTATTACTGTTGATCAACAAGGACGTATTACAGCAGCAAGTACAGCCGCATTAAGTGTTAATAAATTTGCTACTATTAACGTTACAGATACAAACAGCGGATATTCATTTTCACAAACAGGTAGTTTGAATGCTGTATCAGACAGTGATTCTCTTACATTTTTAGGAGGCACAAATGTTGATATTGATGTTGATACTACTAACAATGTAATAAAGATTGATGCAGTATCTAACAGTGCATACACACTACACAGTTTTACAGGTACAGGCAGTCAAACAACATTTGTTACTAGTAACACAGCAATTAGCGATGCGCAAATATATATCAATGGTGTATTATTAGATGCTGCTGATTATAGCATTGCCGCAAATGGTAATATTACATTTGGTGTTGCTCCTCTATTAAATGATGAAATAAGAGTATATGCATTTACTACTGATGTAAGTGTGTTTAGTCTAGCGGCATTGGGTATTGACAATCACGATGAAATCACTGTAGACAGTAGTGGAAATGTTACACTCACCGGAACACTCACACTAGCAAGTGATCCTACAGCAAACTTACATGCTGCAACAAAACAGTATGTTGATGCACAACTTACTGCACAAGACTTAGATGTAGCAGGCGACACTGGCACAGGTGCAATAGATTTAGATAGCCAAAGTTTAACAATAGCTGGCACAACAAACGAAATAGAAACTAGTGCAAGCGGTCAAACAATCACAGTTGGTTTACCCAATGATGTAACAATTGGCAACGACTTAATTGTAACAGGTGATCTAACAGTAGATACTGACACACTTGTAGTAGATAAAGCAAACGACAGAGTTGGTGTTGGTATAGCAACACCATTAGAAACATTGCATGTAGATGGTGCAATTAGAATAGACGGAGTGAGCAACTTAGAAACAGCAAGCACTTCGTTGTCAACAACCACACAGTCTGCAATAGATACTTTCGCAACAACAAAATTTAGAAGTTGCAAATACACAGTACAAGCAACTGATACAGTGAGCAGCGAATATCAAGTAGTTGAAGTGTTATTGATACATGACGGAACAACTGCATACGTGACCACATATGGTGTTATGTTTACAGGCAGTGCTGAATTAGTTACATTTGATGCAGATATAAACAGTGGAAATGTTAGATTACTAGCAACTGGTGCTAGTGCAAATAGCACACAGTACAAAATTACAAGAATAAGCACATTGGTATAATAGTATGGCAGTTAAAGATTTTATAGTAAAAAATAATACTCAAATGGCAGGACATATTACTGTAGGCGGCTACTTAGCAGGTCCTGCTAGTTTTGTAATTGATCCGTCGGCAGTTGGAGATAACACAGGTACAGTTGTTATTGCAGGTGACTTACAAGTTGACGGAACACAAACATCTATTAACAGTACAACTGTAAATATCAATGATTTAAATTTAACACTAGCCGACGGAGCCGCAAATGCATCAGCAGCTAACGGCGCAGGCTTGACAATCGATGGCGCTAATGCTACATTTACATACAACAGCGGAACTGATAAATTTGTTGTTAACAAAAGTATCACAGGTATTGCGTATGCTGATATCAGCGGCACACCTACAGATCATATCGCACTAACAGATATTAGTGTAGGCACTCCTGCAAGTGCAAGCGGTACTGGTGCAATTGCATACAATAATTCAACTGGCGTGTTTACATATACACCTCCGGATCTAAGTGGATACTTAACTAGCGAAACATTTACAAGTGTCGTACAAGATACTACTCCGCAGTTAGGTGGTGATTTAGATGCAAACGGAAACAATATTCTATTAGACAATGCTACGAAAATTAGTTTTGGCTCAGACACACTTCAAGTAAAAACTGATGGAAGTAGTAATAGTATTATTCAAGGTTCTAGTACAACATACCTCAGAGGTAGTAGTGTTAACATTGGATCAAATGGTGGCAGTGGAGGATATCCTAATACAATACTTGTAACTGGAAATGTAAGTACAAGTCATGTTGAAATGCTTTATGGCACAAGTAAAAAGTTTGAAACAACTAATACAGGTGTCACAGTAACAGGAACAGTAGCCGCTACTGCATACACAGGTGATGGTAGTGCGCTTACAGGTATATCTTTTACAGAAACTGATACACTAGACAGTGTTACTGGCAGAGGTGCAACAACCACAAATGATATCAGTGTAAATACACTAACAAGTACAGTAGCCTCAGGAACAGCACCTTTAACAGTAACAAGTGATACTGTGGTAACAAACTTGAATGCGGATAAATTAGACGGGAAACAATACGATGAGATTATTGCTGAAGCAACAGCATTAGCCATCGCACTAGGATAAAAATATGGCACAAGTATTTAAAAATTATACATCAGCAAGTGTTGGCACTAGTCCAACAACTGTTTACACAGTACCAGGAGCAACCACAAGCATTGTAATTGGACTTAATCTTGCAAATAGAAGCGCAAGCACAGTCACAGCAAGTGCGCAACTAGGCAGCACTTATATTGTAAAAGATGCACCTATTCCAAGTGGCGGTGCGTTAAGTGTTCTTGAAGGCAAGATCATAGCAGAAGCGGCAGACACTATAATTGTAACCAGCAGTGCAGCCAGTAGCTTAGATGCAATTGTAAGTGTGCTAGAACAAACATAAGGATAGCTCATGGGTAAGGCAAAAGAAATTGCAGAACTAGGTGATAAGATCACAGTATCCGGTGGTACTGTTACAGTTGCTGATATAAGCACATCTACATTCAGCGGCACAAGTATACACAGTATGCAAGATGTTGACCTGACAGGTATTGCACACAATATGTTCTTAAAATATAATTTAAGTAACACACAGTTTGAAGTAGTTGCAGGAAACACAAGTAGTATAGACGAAGGGTCAAACTTATACTACACAGACGCACGAGTAGCTAGTTATTTAAGTAGCAATGATTTTGATACAGCAACTAATATTGTTGCAAGTATTACTGACAGCGCACCAAGCACATTAGATACCCTTAATGAACTGGCGGCTGCATTAGGAGATGACCCTAATTTTTCTACAACGGTTACTAACTCAATTGCTGGCAAAGTAAGTAAGACAGGCGATGTCATGTCTGGTAATTTAGAAGTTGGCAGTAATACAAAAAATTCAGACAGTGAACTGATAATGCATACTAGTAGTGGACGTTGGAGTGTTTTCAGTGATTATGGAACAGATTTATTTGGCGTATACAAGTATGGAACAAATGCTGGTAGAGGTCTAGTAATCAATAGTGATCGAAATGTTGGTATCGGTACAAACGATCCTGATAGAGCATTACATATTGAAGGTTCAGACTTTGCTGGGTCAACAATTAGATTAAAAAGGACTGGTGGCGGTGCAAATAATGATGCTGGCTTACAATTTCAATCTGCGGCTGGTGCTAATGCAGACACTGGCATGGGCGGTATATGGTTTCAAAACAGTTTAGATGGAAATGCGTATGCTCTCATAAGAGCAAGAACAGATGACGCTACAGGTACTAGCGGTAGACTAGATTTCATGACTAGCACCTCACTTGTAAACAATTCATCATCCCCTAGTTTAACTATAAAAAGCAGTGGCAACGTTGGTATTGGTACAGATAGTCCTGCAGACAAGATGCATATTTACAATAGTTCAGGAACTACTGTATACAGAGCAGATGTAAATTCAAACAGTACAGTTGGATTTGAAATTAATAAAACAGGATCAACCACACAGTCTTGGAAAATTGCAGACGGTATTACACACAACGGAGCATTGCAGTTTTATGATAGTACAAACAGTGCAGTGAGAATACATCTTAAAAGTGATGGCTTAATTGGTATTGGCACAACTAGTCCATTGGGTACTCTACATCTACACAGTGCAGACACTGCGGTTAGACTAACAAGTAGCGATGGCTCAAATACTCCTCTGGCTCAGTTACAATATTCAGGAAGTGGTGGATATTTTTTGAGAATGGGCGATAGTTCTAACAACGAAGATGTTATGATCCGTACTTATGGTAATAGTCACTTTAACGGCGGCAATGTTGGAATTGGAACTAGTAGTCCAGGACGTCTTTTAACTTTGTTTAACGATGACCAACCTGTTTTTCAAATTACAAATAACACAAGTGGATCAGCATCTACCAATGGCATGATATTTTATCAGGCAAGTGGTAGTACAAATCATAATATAGACAATCAGGGCAGTGGTAGTGGTGGTGATATACAATTTATGGCCGCTGGAAGTAATACACTAAAAATACAAGCAAATGGTAAAGTTGGTATTGGTACAACTAGTCCAGACGCAAAGTTGGAAGTTAGCGGCAATGTTAAAGTTGGGAGTGCAGCACATTCAAGTTGGACAGATAGTGTTGATGATGTAGGCGGTTTAGATGTGTTTGTCGGATCAGGCTCGCATGCATTTACAGTGTGGGATGATAATAGTCAGAGTGCTCCTAGATTTATAGTAGAGCGTGCCGGCAATGTTGGTATTGGCAATACAGATCCAACAGACAAACTAACAATGACTGTTGGTAACGGAGGCGGAATACTTCAATCAACATATTACAGTGGCACAGTTACATCAGGTCAAAAGCTAGGTGTAATAGGGTTCAAAGGATATTCCCAAGGTAATACAGTTGCTGGTGCAGATGCTAAAATTGAAGCTGTTGCCGCTGGTAATCACAGCGGATCGAGTGCTCCGGCTAATTTAGATTTTTATACTAAACCAGAATCGATAGGTCCAGGAAGTGCTGCTGTTTTAAGACATAGAATTCATGAAGAAGGCCATCAAACTATTTTCAAAGGTACAAACAATTGGTCTGTGCAACGACACAATAATAGCGGTGGTTGCTATGTGTGTCATAGGTTATATGGAGCGGGTTCTAGCACAACCACATATAATCTACTAAGATATAGAAGACACTATTGGGGAAGCGGTAGTGTAAAATTTACACTATCGCAAACATACTATAGTAGTACCGCAGAAGGTGAGTACTGGCTAACAGGACATGGTAGAAGTGATGGTAGCTATAGTCCTAATTATAATTTAGCATACGTTGACGTATACAATGGCCCAGGTAGTGGCAGATTGTCGCTGAATCAGCCAGGTGGATCACCAGGTAACAGTGCGGCTGAAATAGTTGATGTTTCGATTAGTATACCAGCTTACTATTATTATATGGTAAGGGTAGAAGTATCACATAGTGAATATTATACAACAACAAGTGTAATGGGATCGGTGAATTCGTTTGCATTATTTACTTAGAGGAAAAAAATGATAGAAGAATTTGAATATAGTCCAACTTGGTTATATCATCCTATAGTAATAGATGGTGTAGAATACTCTTATGATCCAAGTGCTGAAGTTCCAGTAATGCCAGATCATGAAGATTTTGGTAGAACTGTGCAGCAAATTGTTGGTGATGATATAATTACAGATGATATGATTATAGAACACAGAGAACTAGACACATGGGAACAGATTAGACAGCATAGAAACAAATTACTTATAGCAAGTGATTGGACACAAGGTGCAGATGTTCCTGATAATATCAAAGACCCTTGGGCAACCTATAGAACTGCACTCAGAGATATCACAACTGCTGAATCAACAGCAGATGTAGTGTGGCCAACACCTCCTAGTTAAACATAAATATGTGTAACACATTTACACAAGGAAATCGCCCGTGCCATATATAGGACAAGGATTAACAGAAGGCAGACGTAGAGTAGAAACGTTTATTGCTACTGCTAATCAAACCACATTTAATATAATTTATGATGCAGGATATGTTGATGTTTATCAAAATGGTATCTTGCTAGCCGAAGCAGACTATACTGCGACCAATGGCTCTCAGGTTGTACTTGCTGTAGGTGCGGCATTAAACGACGAAATTACAATTATTGCACATCAATTGTTCAGTGTCACTGATACAGTGAGTGCAGCACAAGGCGGCACGTTCACAGGCGCTGTCACAGCTAGTGGCGGTGTAGTAGGTAACATAACTGGACAAGTCAGTGACATCAGCAATCATCTAATAGATGAAGACAATATGGCATCAAATGATGATACAAAAGTTCCTAGTCAACAAAGTGTAAAAGCATACGTTGATACTGAAGTCTCAGGACTGGTAGACAGTGCGCCTAGTACATTAGATACACTGAATGAATTGGCTGCGGCATTGGGAGATGATGCTAATTTTAGTACAACTGTTACAAACAGTATTGCTACTAAATTGCCATTAGCAGGCGGCACACTCACTGGTAATTTAACAATGGAAAACACAGACGCTGGCAGTTCTGCTGGTCCTGAGTTTGTATTATTTAGAAACAGTGCTAGTGCTGCAGATGCTGATTACTTAGGTCAAATTAAATTTGATGGTAAAAATGATGCAGGACAATCTATAGTATACGCAAAAATTACTGGTAAAATATTAGATGCTAGTGATGGCACTGAAGATGGTATTATAGAAATTGCTCATAAAAAAGCTGGCAGTAATAATATTAGTGCTAGGTTTAGAAGTGATAGTCTGCAACTAATTAATGGTACAAATCTAACAGTAGCAGGTACAACTGATTTAACAGGTGACTTAACTGTAGATACTAATACCTTACATGTAGATACCACAAACAACAGAGTTGGTATTGGTACTACTAGCCCGAACGATAAGCTACACATAGAACACAGTGATACTGGAACATACTCCGCTTCTTCTCTTGGGACAGGTATGCAAATATCTCGAAAAAATAGTAGCAACACAAATAATCAAGCTGTTACATTATCACTTGTTGCCACAGGTTGGGAAGGTATAACAACAGGACTTGCTGGTATTAGTGCAGTTCAACCCAGCAACACAAGCAGTGCAGATTTAGTATTCCAGAATAGAAGTGGTGGTGGGTATCAAGAAAACATGCGCATCAAATATGATGGCAACGTTGGTATTGGTACGACGAGTCCTGGTGCGCCTTTAGAAGTACACCACGCTTCAATACCTATTGTTAAAATAAAAGCTACATCATCTTCAGGCCAAGCAGCTCTGTATCTTGATGGATATCATGACGGCGGTTCAACGCACCGTGCAAGTAGAATTAATTTTAGAAAAGATACAACTACAGAATGGTCTATTATTAATGACTACACTCAAAACGATAGCAACAAATTAGATTTTGAGTATGCTGGATCAAGAAAAGTTACATTTACTGGAGATGCTAAAGTTGGTATTGGTACAACGAGTCCAGTGGAGCATCTGGATTTAAGATTTAGTGGACGTCACGGTATCATTTGTGGTAGCACTAGTGGTGCAGGATCTTATATAGTATTAGATGGGGCTGCGAACGGTGATGGTGCAGGCGGCGACTATGCATATATTGAACACACATCTAGCGGTAATTTAAATTTTAATGTTGGTAATGGATCAAATTCAACAACTACTAAAATGCTTATTGAGCCTGCTGGTAATGTTGGTATTGGTATGTCTGATCCTGCTTATAAATTAGATATTGGTGGAATAGGTGCTACGCAACTTAGATTAAAGTCTAGCGGGGACACTGGATATACCCAAGGTGCTATGATCATTGAAAGTAGTGATTCATCGAGTAATCCAGGTAATAGAGGACAAGGGGTATATTATTATAATGTACCTAATCTGCGTACATGGTACACAGGAACACTTTATAATAATGGAAACAAGTTTGGTTTTGGATATAAACAAGCAAGTGGATTCCAAGTCAGTGCTGCTGATAATACAAATGCAATAATGATTTTAGATGGAGATAATTCGTTATTAGAATTAAAGAAAACAAACGGGACCTTATCAGGCGGAGCTAGCCGTTCTGGAGCAACTATAAAGTTACATCATGAAGCTCAGTGGGAAAGCGGATACGGTAATAATCCTAGCGCATCAACTAATGATTATCTTGGTAGTATTGAGTTTTCTACAGGTGATAATTCAAGTGGTGAAGGAGTTAGGGCGGCTATCAGAGGAACAGTAGACAGCTACTACAATCAAAACA